GTGCTGGGCGGGCTGACCGGCCAGCTGCTGTCGGCCGTCACCGTGCGGCGCGGGCTGCACCTCGGGCTGTTGTGGCCCTTCGTGGCCGGCGCCCTGGTGGGTGTGCCGCTGGGCGTGCTGCTGCTGTGCTTCTTGCTGCTGGGGTCCGCCGGCTGCTCGGCGGACCTGGTCGCTCGCGAGGCCGTACGTGCGGATCGAGGCCTGGACAACGCTATCGCCAACCGAGAGAGCCTGATTGAGACGCTCCAGCAGACCCAGGCCATCGTCAATGGCCAAGCGGCCAAGCTTTTGGCCGAGGCCGTCAAGGCCGCGCCGGACAAGACGGGCGAGCTGATCGAGGTCGAGATGGCCAGTCGCGAAAAGCAGCGGTTGGCCATTGCGGATTTCCGCCAGAAGGACGACCTGAACCTCCAGGAAGTTCGCAACTGCCACGCCCGGATGGTCCGGGCGGCGTCGCTGTTCGGGAGCAAGACAGACGTGGCAGCCAGGCTGGACAGCCTGGAGGCCCTGATCCTCAAGATCGCCGAAAGGAAGTGACCCATGGAACTGACCGCAACCGAAGTCAAAGCGGCCGTCGCGGAAACCGTCGCCGCGATCGCAGCCAAGAAAAGTCAGAATGACCCGGTGGCCGCCTACCTGGACTTTGCCGCCCTCCGGGACGGCGTGAAGCTCAAGGCCGCCCAGCACCTGGACGCCAACGACGCAGAGGTCAAGCAGCTCGTGGCGGACCTGAACGCCCAGGCGACGCTGGCCGACGTGGTGCTGATGATCCTGGAAAAAGCGGAGAAGTATCTTCCGCTGGCTCTCGGCATTTAGCTACCTTCCTCCGGGGCTCCTCCACCCCGGCACTCTGGCCCCCGGTCGCGACGAGCCGGGGGCCTTGCTTGCGCTCAGGAGCCGAGCTTCACCCGCTCGATGTCGTCGTGGTATCCTTCTTGCAGATGAGCGTATCTGCGCCTGGTGAAGTTTACATCGCTGTGCCCGCCCCACTGGCTGATCCGGGCCATGGAAGCGCCACCCTCTGCCAGCCGGGTGAACCAGGTGTGTCGGAGAAGATGCCAGCCGCGACCTGTGCATCGCCCCGGCAACTCGCGAAACTTCGGGATTGCCTCCTGGAGCGGCTTCAGGGCCGAAGTCCACCACTCATGCCCCCTCATGCCCGTCGCGCCCTTGCGGCAGCGACCTGGAAAGACATACCGGCAATGACCAGTGACCGCGGACTGACCAGCGAGCACATCCACCGCCGACTGGCAGAGCGCAACGTGCCGATAGTGTCGATTCTTGGCCTTCCGCACCACGAGCACGCGGCTGTCCAGGTGCACGTCGGCCCAAGCCAGCATGCGCAGCTCCGTCATGCGCAGGCCCGTGAGCAGGGCGGAGCGGACTTCCGCCCCGATCCCGTGCTTGTCGGCTACCTGAAGGGCCAGTTCGATCTCGGTATCGTCCAGAAACCGCGGGGCCGGTTCGTCATGCACCGGCTGGGGGATCTGCTGGCACGGGATGCACGGGAATTGCGGTACGAGGGCATTGAGCTCAACGCAAATGGAATAAACGTAATGAAATCAAGAGGTTATACCTTCCCGCTCTTCAATTGACAAAAGCGCCGTGGCACGCGGTGTCACGTGCCACCGTCTTTTGCACGCGTTACGAGAAATGGTTCAATGTTAAGCGCAACGACGGAAAAGAGGGCGAATCCAGTAGACCGTGCAAATACCGGTGGCACGTGCCACCGCGTGCCACGGCGCAGGCTGAGCGACGGCGCAAAGGCCATCCATCGACGCCTCAAACTCGGCCCAATCACCCTCGCCGACGCCATCGAATGGACCTGCTCCGCGACCCAGCTCCGCACCTGGATCGACGAGCTGATCGCCGCGGCCAAGCCCATCACCCGAGACCTTGATCGGCTCGGCTCGCCCGTCTACACCCTGACCGCCAAACTCCCAACCAAGAAGCGGCAACCACGGAAGGACCTGCTCCCATGAGTAACCGCCCCGCATTGTCCATCGAGGCCCTGGAGTTTGCTGCACGACTGTCCAACTGCTGCCCCCAGTTCCTGGCCGATCTGTGCCTCGAGATCTACGGCCGATCCGACACCGTCGCCCGCTCCGCCGGCCTGCGAGCCCTGGCCGAGATCTCCCGCTCCTGGGGCCTGCGAGTGTTGAGTGATTCCTGCGCAACGCCCCACGACAGCTATCTCGCCCACCCCGAAACCTATCACGCCATGCGGGAATATGTCCGGGTTCAACTCGCCGTAACCCTGGCCCACGACAGGGAGTTATGAGCAGCGTACCCCCCGCTGCTTTTTTCCCGCTTGAAACCGACCCAGGATAAGCCCGATACTCAATAGCGTGAGTGAAACGCCTCAAAACCCGCAACCGACCACGCCTGGCGAGGACAAAAAGTCCCGCAAATGGGGCGGGCTCACCCCCAAGCAACGCCGCTTCGTCAAGCTCTGCGCACGGCTCGGAAACCAGACAAGGGCTTTCGAGCTGGCCGGTTACAAGGCAAAGTACGCCAGCCAAGAGGCCCACCGCCTGGCGAGGTTACCGCTAGTCGCCCAGGCCATCCGCGACGAGGTCGACGCCCTGGTCGGCGGCGCGGCGGGGTTGGAGGGCCGCCTGGTTGCCCACGCCGACGCCCGGCTGCTGCCATTCGAGCCCTGGCTCCGTGGGGAGAAGACGCTGGCCGAGCTCGAGGAAGACGGCGTCGACACCAGCGTGATCAAGTCCGCCACGATCAACCAGACCGCCAACGGGGAGAACCGCCGTCTGGAGCTCTACGACGCCCAGAACGCCGTGCAACTGCTGGGCAAGTTCGGCGGGCACCTGGTGGAGAAGCGGGAGACCACGCACGGCGGACAGATCGGCGTGGGGGTAGACCTGAGCCGGCTGACCGAGAGCGAGCTGCGGCGCATGGCCAACACCCTGACCGACGACGAGGCGCCGGGGGTGGTGACATGAGCGTCGCCTACGCGCCCATCCTCGACGCCATTCCGCCGCGGACGGCCATGATCCGTCTGCGGGCCCGGTGGGAATTGGCCCGTCGCAACCCCAGCTACTTCCAGCGGTGGTTCGTCTACACCAACAAGGCGGAGCGCCGCGTCGGCGCCGACGGGCGGATCTACTACGAGAACATCGAGGCGCCGTTCCCCATCGCCACGCGCCCGCACCTGCAATACCTCAATGAGCTGTGGCTGCACAATGCCGTCGGCCTGGTCTCCAAGGCTCGGCAGATGCAGGTGACCTGGTGGCTGGCAAGTCTGGCCCTGTGGGACGCGGTGCACCACGACAACCGCCTGATCATGCTCCAGTCAAAGCGGCTGGAGGACGTGATCGGCGACATGCAGACGGGCGACGGGCTGTTGGGACGGGTGAAGTACATGCTACATCGCATTCCCTACCGTCACGAGATTGGCCTGGAGTTCGACCCGTTCGAGAACGGATCGGCTAAGGTCTCGATCGCCAGCCGGCACAGTACGATCTGGGCCATCGCCCAAGGCGGCGCGATCCTACGCCAGCGGACCGCCGGCGGGATCGCTTCCGACGAGACGGCGCTGCAGCCGGAGTTCGAGGAGAGCTTTACCGCGGCCATGCCCTGCATCCGCTCGGGAGGATGGTGGTGGGGCGCTACGACTGCCAACGTGGTGGACAAGGGATTCAGCCGCAAGCTGGTCAAGGACATCCTGGACGACGAGCAATGACGACGATCCACAAAGACACCGTGCTCATGGAAGGCCTGCGGGCCTACCCCACGCGCCGAGGCGTAACGATCGTCGACCTGGGCCCCGAGGCCAACCCCACGGACCTGACGCCCGAGGTTCTCGACAGCGAGCGAGTCCGCCTGGGCTGTCGCCTGGACGCTACCACCGGGCAGTGGATCGAGTCCTGGAAGTTCCGACGCGAGTATCGACGCGACTACGACGCCCAGGCCGGGCAGCCCGCGTTCGATCCCGCCTGGCTGGACGTCCAGCAGCCTCGGCTTCGCAACCCACTCTATCGCATGGACCTGAACGAGTCTGGCCAGCTCGTCAAGCGTGACCAGGGCCGGCTGTGGGTCTTTGTCGAGTCGGACGCCCAACCCGAGAGCCTGCCCAGCGGGATCGGGCGGGTGGAGCGGGCCTGCGGGATCGGCATGGACGTGGGCGAGGGCGTCCAGGCCAGCGACAGCACCATCCAGGTCCTGTTCGCCGACACCCGGGAGCATGCGGCGGAGTTCGCCTGCAATAAGATCCACCCGGGCCAGCTCGGGCGGTTCGCGGTGGCCGTGGGCCAGTTGTACAACAACGCCCTGATCTGTTGCGTGCGCAAGATGCACGGCCTGACCGTGCTGCGGACCATGGCCGACGAGCTGCTGTACCCGTACCTGTGGCACAGCAAGCTGGCCGATCGCGTGGTTGAGCGGAACACCGCACGGTTGGGCTGGGGCCGCGGCGAGATGAGCGACGAGTACTTGGTCGGACCGCTCCAGGATGCCATGGAGCACGACCGGCTGATCCTCCACGGGGCTCGAACGCACACGCAACTCGGGCGGTGGATCTACAACGAGTCGGGCGAGATCGTCCACCAGAGCGTGGCGGACCTGCCCCGCGAGGAGCGGGCCCGGCACGGTGACCTGGTGGTGGCCCTGGCCCTGGCCTGGCGGTCATGCTGCGATCTTCCGGCCTTCCGGGCGATGCACAAGGAGCGGCGCAGCCCGATCGTCGAGACCATGGAGCGCCAGCAGGCGCAGGAGAAGGGACGAGTATGGCGAAGACCGAACCGCAACTAGTGCTGTTCGTGGGCGGGCCCCTGCACGGGCAAAGCAAGAAGCTCGACAGCGTAGGTCCCGAGTACGTCGAGCGAGGGCCCAATGCCGACGTCCAGCACGTGTATCGCTGGCTGACGATCGACACGGGCGACGGGCCTGTCGTCGTCTACCGCTACGACCGCAAGGAATGACCGCATGGCCGGATTGCTGACCAGACTGGGCGGCATGGTCAAGGGCCTGTTGGGCAGAGGTTCCTCTGCGCCGCAGACGGCGCCGGCACAAGCGCCGACTCCCACGATCAGCGGCCAGGCCGATCCGTTGGACTCGGCCGGGGTCAAGCTGTGGAAGCAGCGGCTGGAGCGGTCGAAGGAGATCTCCAAGCCGTACTGGAACGTCGCCGACGAGCTGGAGCGGGAATACCTGGGGGCCATGGACGCCGTGGCAGGGATCGAGATGGAGGGCCAGGCCCAGCCGGCGAACATGGTCGCCAGCTTCGTCCACACCGTTGTACCGTATCTGCTTCCGGGCGAGTTGTGGCCGATGGTCGAGCCCAAGATGGGGGGCGAGGAGTACCGCGAGGGCTCCCGGCGTATCCAGGCCCGACTGCGCGATCTCTACGAGCTGCCGGCGACGTATGAGGCCCTCTGGCGTGCGGTGTACGATTCCCTGTGGCTAGCCGGCTACTGTCATGTGGGCTGGCTGCCCAGGACCTCGGCGGTGGTCAAGGCCGGCGAAGGCAAGGAAGACGTGGACGTGGACGCCGCCAGGCGAGACGGGCTGCCGCTGGTGGTCGAGCACGACGACCCGATCGTGACGCACATCGGTTTCCGGCATATCCGCAAGGACCCCGACGCGAAGAGCTTCAGCCGGTGCCGATGGGTGGGCTTCGTGGACACCCGGCTGATCCGCGAGCTTCAGGCCGACGACGTGGCCACCAACCCGGCGGGGATCTACCGCGACACGCAGTCGCTGCGCGAGGGGGGCGACGACTACGACGACCGGGACGACCTTGCCGGCTCGATCGACAAGCGGACCAACACCTACACGGTCTATCACGCCGGCCGGCGCCGGGGCGAGATCTGCGTACGGGTGTTCGCGGGCCCGAGCTATCGGGAGATCCGCAGCCACTACCTGGACCTGGGCGTCATGGGCTTCCCGATCCGGAGGTGTACGCTGCTGGACGTGGCGCGACTGGAGCCGCCCAGCACGATGCAGTTCTGGTACGACCAGCAGACGGCACTGAACGAGTTCCTGGCCGAGATGGCCCAGCGGGCGCGACAGTCGAAGGAGATTGTGATCGTGCCGCGAAGCGAGCCGGACTTGAAGGGCCGCATCGAGAACGCTAACGGCAACGACGTGCTGGAGGCCCAGGACCCCGACCGCGTGAAGACGGTTAAGCTGGGCGGGGTGGCGCCCGACACGTACAAGGTGGCCGAGGTCCAGCAGGGGATCCTCGACCGCGTGAGCGGGGTGAGCGATTTCCAGCGTGGCGTCGCCAGCGGGGAAGGCGACTCGGCGACGGAGATCGCCCTGAAGAACCAGTACACCCAGAGCCGGCTGGAGAAGATGCAGGCGGCCGTGGGCCGGTTCATCGGCGAGATCTCCCGCGACTGCTCGGCGCTGCTGCTGCGGTACCAGTGGGAAGACGTGCCGGTCCGGATCGACGAACGGCCGGGCCAGCCCCGCTTCGAGGTCTTTAGCAACCAGGCCGTGCCCGCCCAGCTCGACGCCTACAGCTTCGTCGTGGACATCGGCGAGCGGGTGAGGTCCAGTCCGATCGTGCTCCAGAAGCGGACCGAGGAGACGCTCAAGATCGTCTCCAGTTCCCAGCTCCAGCAGGCGGCGGCTTCCGAGGGCAAGCTGATCAGCGTGGTGGCGGCCCTGGAGGATCACCTGGAGGCGATCGGCAATCGTGACATCGCCCGCTACATTCGCGACCTTCCCGATCCGCGGCAGATGGCCATGGAGCAGATGCAGCAGGCCGCGGCCGAGACGCAGGCGATGCTGGACGGCCAAGCCGTGCCGGTGGATCCGATGAATGACGATCACGCGGCACATGCGGCGGTGCACCGGGACGCGGTGGACCAGAGCGATCTGGTGGCTGAGCATCTGGCCGAGCACTACGGCTACATGGAAGCCATGGGCGGCGCCGGCGGCGAAGCGATGCCCTTGCGGGCAAATGCGGCGCAGGCGGCAGCGCCGGGCGGCTCGTCGGCCGCGGCGCCGCCCATGCCGTCCGGGAAGGGGATGGCGAGTCAAGGAACGGCCCAGCTCATGGGCCAGGCGATGGACGTGGCTTGATATGGACTGGATCGACTTGAAAAAGCTGGTGGAACATGATCGAGAGCAATGACAAGCAGGCGCCGGACAACGAGCCGGGGAAGATCGACCCCGACGCGGTGCTGGAGGTCCGGCACTACTGTGACGGGCGAGGCCGCAAGATTACCGCCCTGATCGAGTGCGACGAGGACGGCGAGTCCGTGGGCCCGGCCCACTTCGTCACGCAAGTGACGTTCGTGGAGCGCAACATAGCCACCGGGCAGAAGAGGCCGGTGCAGTTGCGGTTCGAGATTCCCGCCGACACGCCGGTCCAGGCGTTCGCGCTGTTCGACTCATGCCTGGACGCGTCGAAGCGGCAGTACCAGGAAAAGGGCCGCCAGCAGATCTTGCGGCCCGGGCTCGTGTTCCCCCAGTGAGGCCGAAATGCCCGAGTACACCTACACCTGCGAAGACTGCGGCCAGAAGCGGACGATCCGCCGCAAGCTGATGCAGCAAAAGCCCTGGCGGGTGAAGTGCCGCTCCTGCGGCTGCTGGGCCCTGCGGGACTACAAGGCCGACCTGGCCCGGGCGCAGACCGATCCGGACGCCTGCGACGCCGACGCCGACCGCCAGCTCGCCCAGAAGTATGGCGGGCAGCAGGTCGAGCGACCGGTTCTCAGCCAGTCGCTGGGCAAGGTGCCGGGGATCCCCAAGGTCCGGGCCAAGGACGGCCGCACGTACGCGGCCTTCCGCAACATGCAGCACCGTCGGCAGGTGCTCCAGCAGGTCGGGATCACCGACGCGGAGTAGTTGAGTAGCACGAAAACTGAATATCCCCAAACAGAGCAGGCCGGCCAGCCTGTGAGTTTGCGAGCAGTTTGGGGCTCAACCCAGAGGCCCGCCCCGGCGGGCAGGAAAGGACCAGAGGACCATGGACAAGAGCGACAACAAGACGACGAACGACAGGCCGCCCGGGTTCTATTGCGCCACGTGCGGCGGGGCGAAGGTCCCGGCCGAGACGGTGGATCGAATCAACCTGATCCACAGCGTCTGCGGCGGCGCGGTCGAGCCGGTGGGCGCCCCCAACAGCGGGACCGAGACCCCGCTGGTCCGCCAGCTTCGCCAGCGTCTGGAGGACAAGGACCAGGTCATCGCCCAGAAGAACGAGGAGATCGCCTCGCTCCGCGGCCGGTTGACCGTGGCTGGCATTGTGGACGAGCCGGCGGCCGATCCCGAACCCGTCGAGGCGAAGATCGACTCCGCCAAGAGCAAGAAGGGGGGCAAGTGATGCTGAGCACCACGACACTCCTCCTGGCGGCACTGTTGGGCATGGCGCTGGCTGCCATGGCGGCCTCGGGCGGTGCGGCCGTCGGTGCGGCGGCCGCTGCTGCTGCCGGGGGCGGCGGCGAAGGCGGAAAGAGCTTCAGCGACGCGGCCGGCGAGGCCTACGACGCGGCTACCGCGGATGCGGACGATGACGCAGGGGACGACGCTGGACAAGCCGGGAAGGGCGGCCAGGGCGCCGGCGCCGGCGATGGCGATGGCGCTGCCGCCGCTGCGCCTGACGGCGCGCCGGCCGGCAAGGACAGGCCGGCGCCTGCGGCGGCTGCCGCCGGGCAAGGCCAGGCCTACACGCCCGAGCAGCTCCAGCAGTACCAGGTCCAACTGACGGCCTATCACGAACAACTCCAGCGGATCGTGACCGACCCGCTCTTTCAGGAAGCCTATCAGGCGGCGCAGGCCAAGCGCGGCGGACAGACGGGGCAGGGTGCTCTGGACAAGAGCAGCCCAGGCGCCTCGAAAGCGGACCCGCCCGCACCGGCCAAGAAGCCGTGGGAAGGCTTCAACCCCGAGACCGACAACGAGAAGATGCTCGTCGGGTTCCTCGACCAGATGCAGAGCCAGTTCGACCAGCGTCTGCAGCAGTTGCAGCAGGGCTACGACGAGCGGCTCAAGAAGGCCGAGGAGCAGCTCGGGACCGTCAACAGCCGAAGCGAGACGGTGCTCAACGAGAAGGCCCAGCAGGCGATCGACGCCGCGATGGGCGAGCTGAAGAAAGAGTTCCCCGACCTGGTCGACGGCGGCCAGAAACAGAAGGAACTGGAAGAGGAAGCGGGCAGCCAGCTCATGGCCGCGGCCCAGCGCGGACAGCGCATGACGATCGCCGACGCCCTCAAGCGGGCGGCGCGGGTGATCGGCTGGGACGGCCATGCGGAGCGAATCCGCCAGCAGTTGCAGAAGTGGGCCGGCGCCTCGGCCGCCGCCCGCGTGGACGCCCCCGGTGGGCACGACGCAGACCTGGAGCCCGGCGCCGGAATCGAGAAGCGGCTGGGCAAGGCCTACGACGACGCGGCCGGCGGGTAAACGACACCCCAAACCGACAAGGAAATCGACACCATGGATCGCAGCAAACTCCTGGACGCGGCGGCGACGAGCCTGAGTCAGGTTCCCGCCGGCGACTACACCAATCTGCTCTGCGAGCAGAGCTACATCTTCGACACGTTCTTCGGCGACCTGAAGCCCCGCGAGATGAGCGGCAAGAGCGTGCTGTTCAACGCCATCATCAAGGGCGACAGCGGAGACAGCAACGTGGACGCCACCGAGACCGGCTTCGGCGCCTACGACGGCAGCTACGACGAGATCCCGATCGGGGCCACCGAGTACATGGCCCAGGGCGAGGTCAACTGGACCGCCTACATTGGCCACTGGGCGATCAGCGAGATGGAGCTGATCATCAACGCCGGCAAGGAAGGGTTCATCGACGTGGGCAAGAGCAAGCTCGAGGGCGCGCTGACCCGCCTGGCCAACATCATCGAGG